GGCACTTTGGTGCTGACCTCCAACGCTACGACTGATAACGATGGTGCCAGCGTACAAGGTAACGAGATCTTTGCCGTGGCCGCTGGTCGCGACATTTGGTTTGAAACCAAAGTCAAAGTCGGTGACAGCGAAGGTAGCGCGATTGATTTGTGCGTTGGCTTGACGGTGAACTTTGCCACCAACCCAGAAGCGATGTTGGCGGCTGCTGACCGTATTGTGTTCCAGGTTGATGATGGTGACACCAACATCGACTGCGTCACTGAAAAAGATGGCACGGCTACTACCACTGACTCGGGCATCGACATCAGCGACGATACCTTTGTGACCCTCGGCTTTCATGTCACGGGCACGGGTAAGGTTGAGTTCTTTGTGAACCGAGCCTTGGTTGCCACGCATACGGACAACATTCCGGACGATGAAAACTTGGCCATCGGCGCTATGGAACTGTCTGGTTCTACTACCGGCACCAAGTCAGCCACGATTGATTACCTGTTCGCTTGCCAAACGCGATAGGAGTGAATAATGGCTGAACGCAAAAGAGCCAGGACAAAGGCAGGGCACTATGTTGCCGATGATCCCAATACGCCTGAGAACGAGGCTTGGGTAGAAGAGAAGCCTGCAAAGAAGGCTAAAAAAGCTGCTGCTGTTGACCTGCCTCCTGTTGGAAGTGCCGCGCGTAAGGCGATGATCTTGCGCGGTGAGCTGAAGGAGTAAGCAATGGCAGATGCAGTCACTTCGCAAACAATCATCGACGGGCAGAAGACGGCTGTTCTAAAATTCACCAACGTGTCTGACGGTTCTGGTGAATCTGCTGTCAAAAAAGTTGATGTGTCTGCCCTAGCTGCATTGCCTGATGGCACTGCATGCTCGGGTGCTACCATTGAAAAGATTTGGTGGCAGTGCAACGGCATGAAAGTGAAGTTGCTGTTTGATGCGTCGACTGATGTGTTCTGCATCGAGCTTGGTGAAAACCAGAGCGGCTACCACGATTACACATCGTTTGGTGGGCTGACTAATAATGCCGGCAGCGGCAAGACGGGTGACATTATGTTCACTACTGTCGGGCACACTGCTGCAGATACCTACACTGTCGTGCTTCAGGTTCGCAAAGAGTACTCCTGATGGCGACTACTAAAGATGTGCAGAGGCTTGCCAGTGGCCGCATCAAATATCGCGGCGAAACGTTTGCTGGGTACAACAAGCCAAAGCGCACTCCTGGCGGCAAGAAGAAGTCTGCTGTTCTTGCCAAGAAGGGGTCAGAAATTAAATTGGTCCGATTTGGTGATCCTAACATGAGCATCAAAAAGGACCAGCCAGGGCGGCGGAAAAACTTTAGAGCGAGACACAACTGTGACACTGCTAAGGACAAATTTTCCGCGCGTTACTGGTCGTGCAAAGCCTGGTAAAGGGAGAAGAGCTATGCCTGGTAAGATGCCTGCAGGACTGAAAAAATTCTTGGATAAAAAGAAGAAGACGAAAAAGCCAGCCGCTAAGAAGATGAAGATGGGTGGCGCAGTGAAAAAGCCTGCAAAGATGAAAGCAGGTGGCATGGTGAAAAAGCCGAAATACTAATGGCCCTCCTGACGGAGAATATACCCTTCAAAAGGGTGCTAATCCGTAAGGAGTACACTACTGCGAACAAGCGTGGGCATGGCGAGTACCTTCAGGGTTTTGTACATGCGGTGACTGCTTACATGGGTAGGCAGTTGAGTTTCCAAGTTTGTTTCACAGAAGAGGGCCTTGGGGGTTACGGTTGGAGTCGTATGCCCCTGAGGGCTATTGTCACCAAAGAGTGTGAGGACGATTTTACTGATTACCAGATACAGCCTTGGGATTGCAGCTCGTTTGAGTTTTCTGTAGTTCGTTTTGATATGTTTGCAGATATGCCTATGTTTGCATTCATTGAAGGCGTCAAGGTTCCGGGGCGTTATTGGTTTTCAGTCGATTATATGAACAGTATGTATGCGGATGACCATCGGCAGAATAAAATCACGCATCTGTGCTGTTTAGATACTGGGCATATCGTTGGCGTACCGAATAACAGATGTCAGCTTTATGATCCGGCGTTTTTTGCAATAGGTGAAGATAGACCTGATTTTGAGCCGATGCACAGAGCGTTTAGCGCCGAAAGCGAGGAGTATCGCGACACAGATGAGGTTTTTGATAACCTTCATCGTCCACAAGATGAGTAAGTAGATGGCCTTTTCAGAATCAAAAAACTTTCAGTTAGATGTCGCTGATTACATTGAAGAGGCTTATGAGCGTTGTGGCGTCATACCACGCACCGGCTACGACCTTCACTCTGCAAAGCGTTCATTGAATATTTTGTTTGCTGATTGGGCCAACCGTGGCTTGAACAGGTGGACTATTGAACAAAAGACGCTCAAGCTGGTGGCGGGTGTAAACACTTACCCGCTAGGTGATCTCACAGCCACGGTAGCAGCGAGCGGTAGCTTTACCCTCGGCGAAACTATTACAGGCGGCTCAAGCGCCGCTACAGCGCAGGTGACGGCGAAGCCTAGCAGCACACAGCTTACATTGACTGTGCCGTCAGGCACCTTTACAGCAAGCGAGACGCTTACTGGCGCGACAAGTGGTGCAACAACAACACTGTCTGCTGCCTTGAGCTTTGAAAACGTGCAGGCATCAATTGATGTGCTTTCAGGTGTTTTGCGGCAAAGCACAGGTGCAACTACGCAAAGCGATACAACGTTGAACCGTATCAGCCGTGACCAATACCTGAACTTGACCAACAAGCTGACACAAGCACAGCCGACGCAGTTTTACGTCGACCGGCAGATCACACCGCAGATAAGGTTCTGGGCTACGCCAGACCAATCAGATGTGTACGAGTTTGTATATGATCGGCTCACGCGCATTGATGACGCTGATGAATATACAAACGATTCAGAAGTACCGTTTCGGTTCTATCCATGCCTGACAGCGGGGCTAGCATATTATCTATCAATGAAGCGTAATCCGCAGCTCACGCAACTGCTCAAAGCACAATATGAGGAAGAGTTTGAGCGCGCAGCCGCAGAAGATAGAGATAGGGCTGGTTTGAGTTTGATTCCTGCTAAGGACTTTTACGGGTTTATCAACGTATGAGTACGCTGTTTGCCACAGGAAAGTTTGCGCTCGGTATCTGCGACCGTTGTGGGCAGCAGTACAAATACCTTGAGCTGCGCAAAGAGTGGAACGGCTTGAAGGTATGCCCGGAATGTTATGAG